CCTAACGGAGTTACCGAGTTACTCGCCGCGCTAGACACACCCAAACCAAAGGAGTTAACCGCTGCCACCGTAACCGTGTAGGCATCGCCTGTCGTCAATCCAGAGATCGTAACCGGAGACGAGGAGCCTGTGCCGCTGATGGTCGTGCCGTCTGATGTCTTCTTCGCCGTAGCTACATAACCCGTAATAGCAGACCCACCCACGTTAGAAGGCGCAGTGAAGGTTATCGAGACAGACGTATCAGAAGCAAAAGTAGCCACGCCAATCGTGGGCGCGTTGGGCACTTCCAGCGGGTCATAGCCAGCACTTATAAAGCCATTAGGTCGGCGTAAAGACATGGGATACCCCTATCAGCTTGATATTTCTTCCCACGAGATCGTAACAACGATGTCATTCGCTGCGCTGGCCGTAGCACCAATCGACTTATCTTCCAAGAGATAAAATGTTGTGGTCTTATCTGTGATGATCAGCGTTGCGTCAGCAGGGACAGAGATCGTTGAAGCAATCGCAGTACCCGTACCGCCCAGATCGTCCTGAGAGAAGATGCTGATCGTGATATCACAAGCTGATGAGCCGTCCACGTTCGCAGCAACAATGGAGTTGATCTTGTAGACCTTGCCGCTGGATGCCGCGTTGTTAACAAGCGCAGTCGCAAACGGGTTAGCCGTTGAGCTGATCAGTGTGGTACTGGTGTTGCCCAGTATCGTTGTGACGTTAACTATGTTGGGGTTAGCCACGTTCTATCTCCTTACAAACCAAAAATGAGCGAGAAAGCGATGGCTTGGCCTTTACTGGCTCCACTCGCTGCTGGGGTTGTTGATTGCCACGTTGTGCCATTACTGGTCAGGACGTTACCGTTTGAGCCGGGTGCTACAAACAGCGGGGCTGATGTGCCGTTGCCCAAGATCACGTTGTTCAGAGTCAGCGTTGTCGCGCCTGTGCCGCCGTTGCCGACGGGTAGAGTACCCGTAACATTGGTGGTCAGGTTGGCAAAGGTTGTAGACGTAGTGCCCGTACCGCCGTTGGCGATAGGGAGGGTGCCAGAGACCCCGGAAGCCAGCAGAACCGTGGGGTTAGCCAGCGTAACTGCTGCACCTGCACCTGCACCGTCAGTTACTATCATCGCCTTTGTGCCGGTCGCAATGGTTACCGTAGCACCTGAGCCTTGTGATATCGTAATCGACTGACTGCCGCTCGTAGCGTTCTCAATGATCCAGACCTTGGACACCGTGTTCGGCGCCAGTGTCACGGTGCGCGTTACAGTCAAGGACACCGCAGAGGTAATCTTCAGGTACAGCGAGCGTGTACCGTCAGCCGACGCATCCGGCATCGTGAAGGTCTCGTTGGCGTCAGCGGCCATCTGCTTGGTGCCAAGGCTAAACGCGTCAGCGATCAGGGCGAGGTTGGTGTTGGTGCTGGTGCCCCACGTTCCGTCCTCGTCGCCCGTGGTGATCTCTTTAAGTCGCAGATCATTACTATACGTAGCCATGTTAGCTCCTAAGCCGCTTTATTTATGTTGACCCATGTGGGGGTCTGAGCGTCGTTTATGTTAACCCAATTTGGTGTCTGCGCGTCATTGACGTTTGTCCATCCAGCTATTCTAACGGTACCTACCGCGCCTACACCAGCTACTCCGGTTGGTATAACGGCATCGTCAACCGATATGACTACACTACCTACAGCCCCAGTCCCAGCTACGCCCGTAACAGCCTTTCTAACCAGCGGCACTACGTTTTGAACCGCCCCCGTGCCAACCACTCCGGTCACTGCGACATCGGTATCGTACGCAGGGGTAACAGTGCCTATCTCGCCGTCACCTTCAACCCCTATTAAACGGGGAGCAACAATGTCTACAACGTCTCCAACCGCGCCAGTCCCGTCAACGCCGGTTACTGCAAACGTAATGCGTGGGACTGCGCTGCCTATCTGTCCAGTGCCTACAACACCTACGGGGATAAAGATAGCCGCTATAACTAGGTCTACGGTGCCTACTGCGCCTGTTCCCTCAACTCCTACAGGGATGACAATGTCATCAACCTGCACCTCAAAGCCGCCCATCTCACCAACGCCTTGTACGCTGGCGGATACGATAGCTACTCGGGTTAGTACAGTGCCTACTGCGCCTGCGCCTTCAACACCTACGGGGATAACAGAATCATTTACTGCAGTTACAACGTCCCCAACGGAACCAGTACCCGCTACGCCTGTAACACCAATATTGGCGTCATAGATAAGCGCAACGGTACCAACTGCACCAGTACCTTGAACACCGTCCACCACATAGGCAGGAGCGATGCCCCCGAAGCCATTAAAGCCCCAAGCGCCTTCGCCCCAACCTTTATTGTAGGTGGTCGCGCCCATGAGCTATCTCACGCAATACGGATAATTGCAGTAGCTGCAGCGGCTGCAGGCATTTGAATCTGGAAATCACCGGAACTCACGGTCTGGTCGCCGCCAAAACTCAGCACCGCGCACGCAGAGTTTGAGTTGTTGGTGTTGTAAATCATCGCCCCGCAAGTTGTGAACGACGCGCTTGACCATGTGGTGTCAGCAAAGTCCGTAATAGCCGTAGTGCTGTCAGCAGTAGGAGTGACGTTAGTGAGCGTGTTGCCGCCCGCCGTGTACCCTGTGCCGCTGGCTTCGTCGGTGTTACCGGTAATGTTAGAGTAGTTTGTACTCGCCGCGCCGTACGTGCCAGAGCCTGCAGCAGCAGACTTTAGCAGTGCGATCTTGAACACATCTGCGCCGTTGGTAAAATCGTGAAGACCCTTGAGCAGCTCAACTTTAAAGCTGGTGGGCATTGCGGTAGTGACGGTAATAGCCATGTTAACTCTCCAGTAATTTTACAAGTTCCGGATGCCCAGCGGCGCGGAATTTATTTGCTAAAGTAGTGTGGTTAGACCGCACCGCTTGTCTCATGTAATGCACCAGCACCCCACGAATATCGTTTTTAAAGGCTTCGGCTTGATCTCGAATAACCGGGTGGCAGTTGCCGCCCACCGACACAATCTTGTTCAGCGCCTGCTCTGCCAGCTCTTCAGGCGTAAAGCCCCGCCCAGACACCAGCGTTGCCTTGATCTCGCCTATTTCTGCCCCACCAAACGCGCTAAGCATTGCCTATCTTCCTCTTTATTTGACCATCACGGTATGCGTCTCCACGCAGTTTACCGTCACCAACTTGAATAAGCAAAGTGAGTGCCTGTACGTACAACTTCTCGTACAACGCCACCATGTCAGGCTCACCCTTCTGGAAGCGTATCGCTTCAACCAACGCGCCGTTAAGCAACGCAGAATCAAACTCATCCCCAAGCCACGTGGTGCCGGCCGTCACAATAGACTCTGGGTAGTACGAGAAGTGAATCTCGGAGTTGTAGTTTAAGTTGGGGGTCGGGCCAAGAATGAACGTATTCTGGTCAAACACCGCGTAGTGCTTGGGCTGTCCGGTGTCAGTTGGCCCGGGGTATGCCTCGCGTATAAAGTTTACGTCTTTGTTCAGCAGGTAGTAGTAGTCGCCGTCAGCGTCAATAACCGCCAGAGAGTAGACGTACAACATGCCGGTGGGCATTGTTAAATACTTGTTGCCGGAGGTCAGCGAACCTGTTTGATTCTTCCGAAACGCAGGCAGCTCTACCGTCGTGTAGATTTTTTGCTCTGCTTGTTGAGTAAACATAGCAAGCTGGTCTGCTGTGAACGTCTGTACGCAGATGTCTTCTATGTTTTGAGTCAGTTCGCTGTAGTTCACGGTTTACCCCTTACGCCATTGGGCCACGAGCCATCGTGCCTTTGGTCGCTGCGCCGTTACCGCGGGTCTTAACACCGCTGCTTTTTACATCAATCGGCTGGTTAACGGTGTCTACTTTGTACACCGTCGGTATCACCGGCATTACAACGACTTTTGGTTCCTTGGTGCTGTTCTTCATGTTCATCTCCTAAGATATAACTATTCTTACGTAGCCTACAGTGCCGCCAGAGCTTACCCCAAGTACCGGGAGGATCAACGCTCGCTCTTCTGGGAACTCGTTAAAATCAGGTCTTGGGTTTCGCAGTGCCTGCGGGTCATCTACAGGAAAC